CGGCCAGTTCCTTCGCCGATGCGCCGGCCGGGAGCTCGCGGATCTGCTCGACGAGCCTGGCGACGTTGTCCAGGCGCTCGTTCATCCACTCGCGGTTCGCGGCGGCGAGCCCCAGACGGTGGCGGCGACGGATGGTCTTCAGCATCGGAATGTCCTCTCGGAGTGGGAGTGGGTGAGTGGGTCAGGCGGCGGCCGGGTAGTGGATGCCGTCGAGCTCGTCGACGAGGCCGTGGATCGCGGACGCCTGGTCGCGGATCAGCAGCATCTCCTCGTGACGGCCGGCCTTCATGGCGGTCAGGTACTCGGAGATCAGCTGGGCGGCGTAGTTGTCGGTCGCAGCGGCCACGGTGATCGATGCGCGGCGGCGGGCACCGAGCTTGGTGGCGGCGAGGTCGCCGTCGAACAGGAACGGGGACATGACGGATCACGGATCCTTTCCGGATCAAGAAGTGGTGAGGGGTGGGAGGCCGCGGCCGGCTGGCGGGGGATGGGTTAATGCCGGCCGCGGCGGTACAGGGGCCCTACTTGGGCCGGTTGCTGCTCCACCAGTTGCGGTCGTGGAGCTTCTTCGCCAGGGCGTCGCGCTGCTCGGCGGTCACGACGTCACCAGCCGCAGGTGCGAGCCGTTGACGCTGTAGCCGACGAACCCGGTGGCGAGCCGCTGCCCGGTCTCGACGTCCGTGACGGCCACTCGCAGCAGCCGGCCGGAGTCGACGGGCTCGGCGACCGCGCGGATCACCTCGTCGGCCTTCGCCTGCGCCGCGGTCAGGCGCTCGGTCTCGGCGGTCACGACTCACGCTCCGGGACGACGATGAACCGGTCGCGGTCGAGGTCCATGCGGACGGTGGCGGGCTGGCCCTGCGCGGTCAGCTCGGCGGCCTTCTCCTCCGCCGGCCGGGAACCGCGCGGGTGACCGGCCGGGAAGTCGGCGAGGATGCGGTGGGCGCTCACGACGCCACCACCAGGTGGAGCTGCCCGGCCTGCTCCAGCTGCTCGTGCAGCCGGTCGAGCTCCTTCTGCGCGTCGGCGAGGCCGTCGAACTCGGCTGCCGTCAGCCGGTCCCGCATCGTGAGCTCGGCAACCCGGGCCAGGCAGATACCGTAGCGGGTGACGGCGCGCTGCACATCCGGGCTGACACGGACGAAGCTGCCGGCCTCGTGGGCGAGGCGGTCGGCCAGGGTCATGCCCTGGTCAGCGTCGCACGGGGGCGACTGTACGATCGTGGTAGCCACAGGGTCTCCTCTACAGAACCTGGTGGTCAGGGCCGGCCTGCGAGTGGAGTCGCAGCGTCCGGCCCGTCTTCATTTGTGCGCACCGGTGGAGCGGTGCATGAGGCTTCAGGCGGTGGAGCGCCGTCGGCTTCAACACCCATATTGAAGAGTGCCCGACGGGCTGTCAACTCCCTTCGCCCAGAAGACTGAAACCCATCAGACCCGATCATCAACACGGGGTTGAAGTGGGTGGAATCGGTCCCTACTCTGGCCGCATGACCGATACGCTCACCGATGCCCTTGAGACCGCCACCGTCGCCGTGACGGCCATCGCCGACCCGGTCGAGCGCTTCCAGAAGGCGCGCGATCTGCGCACCGAACTCGCCGACGCAGACCGCGCCCTGCTGGACATCCAGCGGGACGTGGTCTGGTCGCTGTACGAGGGACGCACCTGGGCTGAGGTCGGCCGCATGCTCGGCTTCAGCGGCTCTCGCGCAGAGGCCATCGCGCGAGGCAGATAGAAGTGGCTTCAGCATGCATCCGAGTCTTCGCGCGCGAGCGCGCCCAGACCATGAAGACCCCCTGCAGCGCCATGCAGTGATCTGCAGCGGGTGATGCAGCCACATGCAGACCCGCCGCGGCAGGGCCCACAAAGGCGGCCGAGGAGCCGATAGTGGATGGACAGCAGTGGACCGGGCAGAAAGCGGCCCGACTCCAGGACGCATTCGAGATGACCCAGGAGGCGTTCGCGGCAAAGCTTGGGGTCTCGGTTCGCAGCGTCGCAGCATGGCGCGCGAACCCGACGATGATCCCCCAGCCGGAAACGCAGCGGATCCTGGAAACAGCCTTTGAAAGGGCAGGTGATGCGGTGCGCCGGCGGTTCATCCATTTGTCGCGGACAGCGACGCCGCAGCCGGAGGTCCAGGCATTGCGCGTGGCGATTGCCGTGGTCCGCCGCGGCGGTGACGTGCTGCTCGTGTGCAGGCAGGACGGCGACGACATCGCCTGGCAGTTCCCAGCCGGCATCGTGAAGCCGGGCGGCCTGGCGTCGAAGGTCGCGGTACGGGAGACCCTGGACGAGACCGGGGTTCACTGCATGGTCCGCGAGCATTTGGGTGAACGGCTCCATCCCAGGACGCGCGCAATGTGCGATTACTTCATCTGCGATTACGTGCACGGCGAGGCGGTCAACGGGGATTCCTCCGAGAACGTCGCCGTGGCCTGGGCTCCGATAAGCGAGCTCGACCGGTACATCCCCACCGACCGCATCTATCCGCCGATCCTCAATGCCCTGGAGGCAACGGTATGACCACCGAGACGACGACCACGCCCGACGTCAGCGCCGCGATCATCACCGACGGCGGCCGTGTCTTGATGGTTCGCCGCCGCGTGAAGGAGGGCGAACTCAGCTGGCAGTTCCCGGCCGGCGGCGTCGAAGAGGGAGAGACTGCGGAGCAGGCGGCCGTGCGGGAGACGCTCGAGGAGACCGGCCTCGTCGTGAAGGCGGTCAGGTACATCGGCGACCGCGTGCACCCGAAGACGAAGAAGTTCATGGCTTACACGGCCTGCGAGGTGATCTCGGGAGAGGCACGCGTCGCGGACGCCGACGAACTCGACCTGGTCGCCTGGGTCGCCCACGACGAGATCCCCGGTCTGGTGCCCTACGGCCTGTTCGAACCGGTGCAGGAGTACCTCGACGAGGTACTACCCCACTGAAACGCGAACGGCCGGGCGGTGGCGACCGCCCGGCCAGTTCGACCGGCGAGTGGCGACTCGCCGATCAACAACCCAACCCTGCGAAGGATGGAGTTCCCCATGACGGTAGCAGCCCCTGCCCGTTTAACGCCGCCCGCTTTGTCGACAGATCACCTGCTCGATACCCCGCTCCCCCAGCTCCTCGCCGAGTTCGCCATCGACGTCAGCGTCCTGAAGGCTGGCCCCCGCTTCACCGGCGGCGCCTACGTCCGCGGCGACGGCTCGCTGCTGTTCGTCCGCCCGGCCGGACGCCCGGAGGCCGAGTGGGAGATCGTGGCCCGCGCGATGCTCGGGCAGGCGCTGCGAGTGCCGATGCCGCCGCTGCCGGACCTGTACGAGCTGACAGAGATGCGCCCGTCTGCCTGATCACCAGCCTCTCCCGCCCCGTCCGTCGTGCACGGACGGGGCTTCTTCGCGTGCGCCCTTGTCGCCTCGCCGGACTGCCCTGACCGTGGACATTCAGCGGGGCGGCGTTCGACGCGAGGGGGCTTGCGTGCGCGGTAGGTGGGATGACGCGGTCGGCCGACTGCAGTTGTGGATGGCGGTGGTACTGCACAGGACGGTGGCGGGTCGGGTTGCGCGGGAGCGGATGCAGGGCCGCCGGGACCGGGCGATCCGGGCGGCACGACGCCGGGGCGTGACGGTCGAGGAGTTGGCGGAGCGGCTTGGGTTGACGACCAGCTGGATCCGGCAGGTGCTCGCCGGGAAGAAGGCAGTCGAGCCGCCGGCCGTGGAGGAGGCGGCGTAGCCGGACATGCATCCAGGCCCCCGGTCGGATTGCTCCGAACGGGGCCTGGATGCGCCTCTGGCCGAGCGTGCGGTCACCCTCAAGAGGGGAAGTATCAGTCAGGAGTGTTCTTCGTCTGGACAGCGGGTGGTGGCCTAGGCCACATTGTCAGACCCTTGGGGGACACTACTGTCATCGAGAAAGCTACTGGGGGGTAGGGGCGATTCAGATGACCATCCAAGAACAGCGGACTGCGGACCACGACGACGACGTCATCACGGAGTTGTCCGAGGAAGAGTTCCGTGAGGCTGCCTACGCAGCCCTGGACCGGCTCGGTCTGACATATGCCCAGCTTCGCGACATGGCTCGTCGACGCGACTTCAGCTCGGCCCAGGCCCAGTCGCTATGGGTATCCATCGGCGGTGCACTTGATCTCTGACAAGCTTCGTGACCGGACGAACAGGTTCGCGAAGGAGATCCAAGCGCTCCTGAACAGCACCATCGCCAGTCACGTACAGATAAAGGCGGTCGCGCTCCCCACCAGGGACGGCGACCGCCTTTTCGCGCTCGGTCATCTGCTCGACAAAAGCACCATGACTCCACAGCGGTTCCGCCTCAGACCGCGGGCGCCCAGGGTCGAACTGTGGATGGACGTCAGCTTCCAGCTTCGGTTAGACGCGGAACGCGAGCATCTGATGGTGCAGCAGTCGTTCTTTGGCGTGTTCGGATCCCCGGACGCGAAGCACGGGCTGTTCCACTACGACTACGAGCGGGACAAGGCCGACGGTTATCCGGACGCCCACCTGCAGGTGTACGGGGAATCCGCCCTGTTCTCAACCCTCAACGATCCGCGCACCGATCCGGGGCGGTCGCTGGCACAGCTGCACTTCCCAGTCGGCGGCAAGAGGTTCCGCCCCTGCCTGGAAGACGTCATTGAGTTCCTGATCGTGGAGCGCCTGGTCGAGGCGCGGGACGAGTACGAGAAGGTTCTTGAGGCTGGGCGTGACGGCTTTCGTCGAAACCAGCTGCTGGCGGCTATGCGGCGGGATCCTGGCGCAGTCGAGGTCTTCGTCGAACGGTACGGCGTGCCGGGGGCGGTGCCGGGCTAAGTCACTTCCAGCGGGCACTCTGGGCTGAGCACAGCGCAGCGAAGGGCCCCGCCCGGTTGGGTGGGGCCCCTAGTCATGCAGCGGCACGCAGCTCCCGATCCTTGGCTTGCGCAAGTTCGCTGAGCCGCTCCAAGTCGGACTCGTCGACTTGGACGGCGCGGGCCGGAGCCCACACTTCGATAGTGGCAGGCCCAATGCCCTCGATGGCGGGCTCCCCGACCAGTACTTGTGTGTTCCAGCGCGACCAAGTCGGCAATGCCACGTGCACCCAGAAGTCCTCCCTTGCTCGAACTTCGAAGCAAGTCAGGCGCCCCTTAACGGATCCCGCGTTCTTCGGCATCCTCACGATGGCTTGCGGGTGCGGTTCAGGAACGTCGACGCGGTACGGATACAGGCTCATGGCGGCTTCGTAGCGGTGCGACGGCGACTCCGTAAGTCGCCGCGCCCTCTGATCACCCGATCAGCCCTGTCACGCCGCCCGCCTCTCCGCGAGCGGCAGCCGGAGCGCCTCCGAGTGCCCGTACTGCGCCGAGCAGTCGGGGCAGCGGACGCCGGCCGTGTCCAACGTGACCTTCAGCGTGCGCCCGCAGGTGCAGCTGACGCCGATGCGGCGGGGCGGCTTCTCGCCTCCGGTGGCGGTACGGCACTGGTGGACGAGGCTGCCTATCTCACGGCTGAACTCGTCGAAGGCACCGTGATTCTCGGCCGCCCACGGGAGCAGGACGCGGAGTCGCTTCACGACCTGGTCGAGCTGCTGCTGCAGGTCGCCGTCCCAGCGGGGGTGCCGGTAGCCGAGCAGGTCATGCCAGTCGATCAGCCACGTCTGCAGGATAGTCACCACTCCCCCGCGGGCCGCGAGGCTGAGCGGGTCGAGCCGGACGGGGAGAGGTGCGGTACGGCTGCCGGACACCGCGGGCCCGCCGCTGCTGCTACCGGGGTGCAGCGAGTCGGCGAGCCGCGCGTACAGCCCGTCGGGGCCGGCGAGGGCGCGCAGGTCACGGTCGGCGCGGTCGGTGCAGGGCCGGCAGGCCTGGTGGCCGAGCTCGTGCTCGTAAAGGTCGCTGAGGCAGACGGTGCAGGCGGTCACGGCGGTGCCTTTCGTGCGGGCGGTGCGGGGCGGGACGTGTCAGGCGGTGGCGCCGCAGGTGCGGCAGGCGAAGCCGGGCGGCGGGCTGTCCATGCAGGCGTTGCACTTCGGGGCGCTGATCAACTGCTGGACGGTGACACCGAGGGCGGCGGCGAGGGACACGACGTCGTCTACGAAGATCGCCACCGGGGAGGCGCCGGGCGTGGCGGCCTTCTCCATGCGAGTGATCGTGCTGAACCCGACCGGCTTGCCTGACTGTTGTGTCTCGCGGGCGAGGGCACGTTGGGACAGGCCGCGCGCTTTGCGGAGGGCGGCGACGTTGGCGCCGACCGCTCGGGAGACGGTCAGGTCGTTGGTGCGAGGGCCTCGCATGCGGGTCTCCTTGGAGGTCTACAGGTAGTCGCCGACGACGGGCACGTCGACGATGCGGTGGTACTGGCGGGCGGTGAGGCCTTGGTGGCGGAGGTCGCGCCAGCGCGGGTCGATGGGGTCGGAGAGTTCGGCGGCGCCGCGCTGGCAGAGCTGGTCCCAGTCGGACCACATGGGGTCGCAGTCGCCGAGGGTGAGCTGGCGGGTGGTCATGCGGTCCACCGCCTGACCGGGATGCCGGCCTGCTCGGCGAGGGCGGCGGTGTGGCTGGCGCCGCGGCTGCCGTTGCGGATGAAGGCAAGGCAGACGTCGGCGCCGAGGTTGACCATGTGCTGGTTGCGGATGAACCCGGCCTGCTTGCCGTTGATCTGCCAGTTCGCGGGGTGGGCTTCCTCGGTGACGCTGCGCGTGAACTGGGCGGCTATCTCCGCCCACTGCGATGCATGGGTGTCCGCGCCGTTGGGGCAAGCGCCGTGGACGACCACGAGTGGCCGGCCGGACAGGACGGCTTCGAATCGGGCGTCGTTGAGTGCGGCCCATACGGCGTTGGGTGTGGGCCAGTCGCGGCTGCCGGTGACGAGTACGCGGTAGGGGGCGCTCATGCTGCTGCCTCCTGCTGCTTGGTGAGTTCAGCGATGCGTTCCTCGAGCCGCCGTATCTCCGCGTCGGCAGCAGCCCGGTGGCGTTCGAGGGTGCGGGTGGTGTGACCGAGGGAGAGGCGGGTCTGGTCAGCGAGGCGGCGCTCGGCGCGCACGTAGTCGGCGAGGACGGCGGCTTCGGGGATGGTGAGTTTGCCGCGGAGGGCGCGTTGCAGGAGGACGTCGATGGCGCCCTGGCGTTGGGCGCGCTCGTGCTGGTTGGGCTTGGGGGCTCGGGTGGTTGGGCGGGTCATGGCGGGTCCTTCGCGGTTCGGGGCTCTGTACGGCTCTGTGGGGCTCTGTGGCGCCCTCAGACGCCGGTGGGGGTGCCGGAGGTGCTGTGCGGGCGCCAGACGGGCGCTGACGGCTTCTGTGGGGCCGCGCTGGGGTACGCGGCCCGGCGACACTGCGGTCAATCCCCTCGGCAGGTGACCTTGTCGGGATCTCGGGTGAGGCGCTCGCCGACGAACTCGTGGGGCGGGCGCCCGCAGCAGCGGCTGATGCCGTTGTCTCCGGGCTCGGGGCGGGCATGGACGACGACCGCCTCCGGCTCCGTCTCGGGCTGGCCGGGCCGCGCCACGGCGGTGGCCGTGCAGCAGGTGCAGGACGGCGGGCAGGGGCACTCGTCCTCGTAGCCGTCGGGGTGGACGCAGCCGTCCTCGCCGTCCTGTGTCGGGTCCTGCTGCGCCTCGCGGCCGGGCTGGGCGCCGCACGTACACGGCGCGGCCACGGTCTGGCCGTCCACGGTCACGCCGCCGCTGGTGTCGATGCCGACGTGCTCCAGCAGGCTGGCGAGGCCGGGCCGACCGTGCGGGTGGGCGCAGGCGGCCTCGTCCTGCTGCGCCTCGCCAGCCAGACGACGCAGCGCGGCCGTGGCGGTAGCGGCGGTGGTGAACCATCCGGCATCGATCTGGTCGGCGGCCCACAACAGGACTGCGGCTCGGTCGGTGGCGGGCGCCGGGCCGGCAGGAGCGGCGGCGGGCTGCTCGTCGGCGATCGGCCACCAGCGGCAGCCGACATCGTCGGCGTGGCTGCCCGAGTGGCCGGGGCGGAGGACGCATTCAGTGCGCACGGTGCTGAGGCCTGTCTGCGGGGGCAGGTGGCCGCAGTGCTCGCGGGGTTCGGTCATGGTGTTCTCCAGGGCTGGTGGCTGGTGGCTGGTGCGGGCAGGCGGTCAGGCGGCGAGGATCTGGTCGGCGATGGCCTCAGCGGCCTTCACCCGGCGCACGCACAGTTCGGCGTGGTCGCGGTCGACTTCGACGAGGAAGCAGCGGCGGCCGGTCAGGACAGCGGCCACGCCAGTCGTGCCGGATCCTGCGCATGGGTCAACAACCAGGTCGTCGCGCAGGGTGGACGATTCGATCAAGTCGGCGAGTAGAGGCACCGGTTTCTCGTGCGGGTGTCGGGTGTTGCCGTTCGGCCGCTGGTAGCGCAGCACCGACCCCTTGCGGAGCCTCGCCGCCAGGCCGCCGCGCCCCGAGGATCGGTCGGACGGGCGTTTGCGGTGCACACCGAACGCGATCGGCTCGTGGCTGGCCGACCACGCGGTCGTGAGGTCTCCCTGCGGCAGCAGGACCTTGTCCCAGACCAGGTCCGTGGCTGCACCCAGACGCAGTGGCCCGACAGCGTCTTCCGAGCGGTACCCGAACACGTACACGTGACGGGAGTTCGCGAGGCCGTAGTCGTGGCTGCCGCCGGGTGCCGCCCACTCTCCGAGGACGGTCAGCCAGTCGACGCTGCCGTCGTCGCCAGCGATGGCGGGGCGGCCGGCCCAGTTGCTGCGGTGGTTGATGCCGTAGGGCGGGTCGGTGGCGAGGAGTCCGTACCCGGCGGGCACTTGGGCGATGATCTTCGGGTCGCGGCAGTCGCCCCAGATGATGGTGGCGCGGTCGGTTGCGTGGAGGATCTCGCCGCCGGGTGGCGGGGTGAGGGCGAGGTCGAGGGCGGGCGTGGTCACGTCGGTCCTTTCGGTCGTGTGGGAGGCTGGGGCCGGCCCGCCCGTGGTTGCTGCACGGGCGGGCCTTGCCGTGGGTGCGGTCATGCGGCGGTGAAGTCAAAGCCGCGTTGCGCGAACCGTTGAGTGAGCGCCTGATCGTGATAGGCCGCGTTGCCGTCGATGCCGATGTAGCGGCGCCCCAGCTTGAGCGCGGCCTCACCGGTCGTAGCCGAGCCCGAGAACGGGTCCAAGATGGTGTCGCCGGGCCGGCTGCCACATGCGATGCAGCGGGCGGCGAGCTCAAGCGGGAACGGTGCCGTGTGCCCGGCACTCGCGGCGGACCGGTCGGGTTCGATCTGCCACAGGTCGGTGGCAGCGCCGTCCGCACTGCGGTCGTAGCGGTAGCGGGCCTGCTTGGCCAGTACGTACAGGCGTTCAGTGCGGCGGGCCGGCCGATCCGATGCGACCTCGGGCAGCGGGTTGATGCGATCCCAGATGATCTCCGAGCGGAGCGTCCAGCCGTCCTCTTGCAGCGCTATCGCTACGCGGGCGGGGATCATCAGCAGGCTCTTACGCGGGTAGCCAAGGCCGCTGCGGTCGACGGGGCGAGCGAACCCGCGGCGGGCCTTTTGCCGGCGATCCAGTCCGGTGGAGGCGCCCTTGGCGCTGTAGTACGTGTCGCCGAGGTTCAACCACAGGGTGCCATCGTCGGCGAGCACACGGCGGGCTTCAGCGAACAGCTGGCACATCTGCTCGATGTACTCGGCGGGTGTCGCTTCGAGGCCGTACTGCCCGTCCCAGCCGTAGTCCCGTAGCGAGTAGTAGGGCGGGCTGGTGACGATGCACTGGACACTGCCTGCGTCCAGCGTGTCCAGCTGCTCCAGGGCGTCGCCGAGGAGCAGGGTCACCTGCTCGTCGCGGTAGTAGGGCGGGCTGGCGATCACGTGGGTCTCCGTGTTTGTGGGTGTGCCGGGTGGTGGTGACGGGGGCGGCTCAGGCGGCCGGGTGGTGGCTGCACGGCGGCGGGGTCGGGCCGGACGGGGCAGTGCCGCACGGCCAGGCGCCCTTGCGCGGGATGTGGTAGACGGGCGGCTCCGGCTCGGCGGCTGTCTCGGCCGGCTTCGGCTTGGCCGGGGTGCGGCCGGTCAGGGAGATCAGATAGGCGGTGAGGTCGCCGTCGGCTCGGAGAGCTGCGATGTCCTCGGGGTTGGGTCCGGTCATCGCGCGTCCTAGCTCTGAGCCATGTCGACAAAACGACTAAAGTGGAGCTGGGCGGCGACGGTGATCGTCGCCGTGGGGCCGCCTCGGTGCTTGCCGACGATCAGATCGGCCTCGCCCGCGCGCGGCGACTCCTTCTCGTAGGCGTCCTCGCGGTGCAGCAGGACCACAATGTCGGCGTCCTGCTCGATCGATCCGGACTCCCGCAGGTCGGACACCATCGGCTTCTTCTCGGTGCGCTGCTCGGGACCACGGTTGAGCTGGGCGAGGACGACGACGGTGATACCGAACTCCTTGGCAAGGAGCTTGAGTCCGCGCGAGAGCATCGATACGGCGACCTGCCGGGACTCTGCGCGCGGGGCCTGCATGAGCTGCAGGTAGTCGACGACGAGGAGCCGCAGGCCGGCGGTGCGGACGAGGTTGCGGACGGTGGCACGCAGGCTGGGCAGGGTGACGTTCGGGTTGTCGTCGATGTACAGCGGGGCCTCGCCCATGGCGGGCAGCTTGAGGGCGGCCCGTGCGAGGTCGCCGTCGGAGACGATGCCCTGCTTGAGGTGGTGCAGGGCGATCTTGGCTTCGCTGCACAGAATGGTGTTGGTGAGCTCGTCCTCGCTCATCTCCAGCGACGCGAAGTACGTCGGGATCTTGTGGGTGATGGCGGCGGCCCGGGCGAGCCCGGAGGCGAAGGTCGTCTTGCCCATGGCCGGCCGGGCACCGACGACGACGAGCTGGCCGGCCGCCCAGCCGCTGGACAGCAGGATGTCCAGGTCCATGAACCCGGTGGGGATGCGCTCCTCGGCGGTGGGCTTGGTCGTGGCCCGCTTCAGGGCGGCGGGCAGCAGGTCGCCGAGCAGCGAGGCCTTGCGGGTGGCAGCCGGCCGGGCGAGGTTGTCGAACTCGACCTGGAACTCGGCGACCTCGGTGTCGGGGTCGAAGGCCGGGTTGGTGGCGCGGACGCGCATCGTCACACCGAGGGCTGCGGTACGGGCGGCGACGGCGACGCGACTGATGCGTTCGGCCCAGTAGCCGGCGGCGCCAGGCATGGCTTGGTTGTACAGCTCGGCGAGCTGCACGCCGTTGAGCGGCCGGCTACCCATGCGCCCTTCGGCGTGCCAGGCGTCGAGCTTGCGGGCGACGGCCTCCCAGCGGATCTCGCCGGAGGTGAGGCTGGGTGCGAGGTCTTCGACGGCGAACCAGATCATGCGCATTCGCTCGTCGCTGATGTCGGCGGGGTCGAAGCCTTCGGCGGCGAGGTCGTCGACGAGGCTGGGCTGGGCCATAACAGTGGCGGCGAGGATCCGTTCGGCCTCGAGGTCGGCGGGCGCCGACGAGGAGGGGGCGGCGTCCTGGTCCCACATGTCGATGTCGGTGGTCACGCGGCGGCTCCCTTGCGGCGGTCGGCGCCCTGGAGGAGGACGACGCTGCCGCGGCACATCTCGGCGAGGCGGGAGGCGACGCGCGGGCCGACGACCTCGGTGAGCTGGTTGGGCAGCACGTCGCAGGTGATGATCACGGGGCGGCGGTTGATGTAGCGCTCGTCGAACAGCTCGAAGAGGCGCTCCTGGGTCCACGACGAGGGGCGGGCCGCGGCAAGGTCGTCGATGAACAGCAGGTCGACGTTCTGGAGGGTCTTCACTAGCGCGCGGCCCTCGCCGTCGGGGGCGTCGGGTCGGAGGGCATCGAACAGGGCGGTGGAGCGGTAGGTCTTGACGATCGGCGTGCCCTGCCAGGGCTGGCCGGGGCCGTACTGGGCTTCGATCCAGCGGCGGCAGGTGTGCCAGGCGGTGTGCGTCTTGCCGACGCCGATCGGGCCGGTGAGGAACAGGCTGGTGCCGCCCCAGCCGGCGATCCATCCGGCGACTTCCTCGGGCAGGTCGTAGGCCTGGCGGTAGATGGTGGGGATGCGGGCATCGAACTGGCTGGTGGCGGCGAGGCGCCGCTCGACGAGCACGGACTCGCGGGGGCTGAGCTCGTCAGCCGAAGCGGAGTGCATCTTGGACCTCCTCGGGGGTCATCTCTCGGGGTGCGGTGGACGGGCCGGCGGGGTGGCCCTTGCGCTGTTCGGCGGCGGCCTGGCGGCGGAGGGTGTCGTACTTGGCGCGGAGCTTGGCCGGGCTGAGGATGTGGGCCTGCCAGAAGTCGTTGCTGTGGGCCCAGTCGATGGCAGCTACGGCCTGCTCGGGCGTGATGCCGTCCTTGTCGAGCAGGAGGCGGACGTCGTTGCGCCAGCGGTCGGTGATCCTCGGCTTCTTGCTGCCGCCCTTCTCAAGGACGGCGGCGAGGTGGCGGCATACGCGTTCGACGTCGGCTCGGGGAGGGGTATCCGCGGGCTCCGCAGGAGTTCGCGTATATCTCTTTTCTTCTTCTGTCTCTGTCTCTGTCTCTGCTTCGGTTTTGCTTCCAAGTTGCTTCGGTTTTGCTGAAGCACTTGCTTCGCGGTTTGCTTCGCGCGTGGAGGCCGCTCGGCGTGACTCCCCGGAGCGCTTTCCGCCGCGCTGACCTGCGGCGGAGCGCTTGGCGCTGAGGTCTGCAACCTCTGCTGCGGACCGCTGGTGCACGAGGTAGTCGTGGATGACGTAGGTGTCGGCGCCGCCCTGGGGGCACCGCTCGCAGCTGTGCTGGCCTTCGTGCCACAAGCCAACGCGTACCAATGCCGAAGCACTTGCTTCGGGTTTGCTTCCGTCGGTCAGCCGGGGCACGAGACGCACCGGGATCACGCCGTCGGTCAGCTGGCGGGACGCGTAGGCGAGTCCGCAGATGTAGAGCCAACCGGCTTCGCCTCCCGCCTCGATGATCTTCGGGTGGTCCGGCAGGCCGTCGTGCACCTTGACGTAGGTGCGCTTGTCCTTCTCGGCCATCAGGTCTCTTCTTCCTGGCTGTTGCGGATGGGGTCTGTTGGTGTGCTGCTGTCAGGGCCGGTCGCGCGGCCGGCACGGCACGGCGGTCACCGGTAGTTCCGCGAGGTGATCTGCGGCCCGGTGTCGTTGCGGTAGGCGGAGCGGCAACTGCCGTCGCAGAACGCGGCGTCCGAGCGCTTGCGGAGCCGGCGGTGCGGGCCGCCTGTCGTGGCGCACGGCGCGTTCTCGGTGCAGGCCCCGCACCAGTCGAGGGGGTCTATGTAGTCTCCGCACCAGGCGCAGTGGCGGGTGCCGTCGCCGTGGATGACCGCGGTCTCGGCCGGCCGGCTGGCGTAGCGGTTCCTCACGCCGCCACCGCCTGGTCTGCCGGGTGGCGGAGCATGGCTTGCTGGAGGTGGTTGCGGCTGACGCCGAGGCGTTCGGCGGCCTGGTGGATGTCGGCGCCGAGCCGCATCAGTTCGCGGGCGTCGTGGGCGAGGTCGGCCTCGCGGGTGGTGGCGCCCGCGCGGGCGGCGGCGAGACGGCGCATGAACTCGCTGCGCTCGAGCTCGCGATGCTCGTCTTTCCACTGCTGGTGGGCGGTCTCGCACGGTTCGCAGCCGGGGATCCGCTTGAGGGTGTGCAGCCACCAGCCGCGGTCGGTGCCGCAGTGCCCGGTCCAGTCCGGGACGGTGGCGGGGTCGTCGATGTCGTCCCAGGCGCCGGGCGGGGCCCAGCCTTGGCCCTGCGCGTAGTTCCGGGCCCGGGTGGCGCTCCGCCCGGCCGGTGCTGGGGTCTGCGACAGCTTGATGTAGACGTCTTGGATGCGTGCGGCGACCTTGCCGCGGACGGTGGGCTGCCCGTCGCAGATCCGCTCGATGACGGACTCCCCTGTGCCGGCTGCTTCGGCGACGACTCGCCCGGACCAGCCGATGGCGCGGAGGGCCTGGATGCGGCGACGTGTGCCGGTGGCGTCCAGGTACGTGCCGGGCGACGGGGGCACGGGCTTCAGGGCGAGGATGCGGTTGTGGGTGTCGCGGCGGATCTTGGTGCGGGTGCCGTCGAGGATCTGCCGGAGGTTGCAGTCGTCGCAGCCGGTGGCGGCCTTGATTTGCAGCAGGCTCATGGTCTGCTGCAGCTGCTGCAGGCGCTTCCGGGCGGGGGTGGCGTCGATGAGTCCCGGCCGGCCGCTTTCACGCCGCACCCGGTACCGCTTCTTGGCGGCGAGGAGGGTGGCGCGGCAGAGGTCGCACGGGCAGGGCTTGCGGTAGCCGGGGCTGCCGTTGGCGCGGGCATAGCTTCCGTGTACGGGCAGGGGCTTGACGGTGGCAGTCACGGCTTCTCCTTCCGGGGCTTGTGGAAGTCGTCGAGTACGGCGCGGGATCCGGGGTGGTCGATGTACTGCTGGAGGCGGCGGATGCCGCGGCGGGGGTGGGCGGCTCGGGCGCGGAGCCAGAGGCCGATGCGGGTCACTGCTGCCTCCCGCGGATGAGGAGGTCGATGGCGGCGCAGATGCCTCCGCCGACGGCTCCGGCGGTGACGACGAGGACGGCGAGGAACCAGCGCGGCATTTCGATCAGGTCGGCCATCACGCTGCCGCTTTCTTCTTTGCGCGGTCGGCCTGCCGCTGCTTGAGGTAGTCGCGACCGGGCTCGGTGAGGGCGTACACGTTGACCGGCTTGCCGTGCGCCTTCGGGTTGATCGACGGCTCGAAGCCGATCCGGATCAGTACCTGCGGGGTGCGGCGGCGAGTGATGCTGGCGAAGTACAGGCCGCACGCGGCCCGCCCGGTCTCCGGCAGCACCTGCCACAAGTCGTTCGCGGAGAACGGCCGACCGGTGCCCGCTATCGCGAGCAGCGCCTGGTCGAACAGGGCCTCGGTCCAGGCGGTGACGGTGGCGTAGAGGGCGGCCAGCTGCTCGTTGGCCTGCAGGCGGGCCTGCTCCGGGGTAAGCGTCGTCATGGGATGCTCTCCTTGTGGTTGAGGCCGCCGCCCGCGATTCGGGCGCGGGCGGCGCCTCGGGCGGTTGTCAGTCGACGAGTTCGCCCTCGACGGGCTCGTCGTCGTTCAGGTCGTTGGCTTCGGCGTCCATACGCTCGGCGATCGCCATGAGCTGCTTGGACAGTTCGTCGCGGCCCTTCGGGTCGACGTGGCCGGCGGCGTTGGCCTTGCGCCACACGTCGCGGACGTCGTCGGAGGTGAGCGCCCCCTCGGCCTCGGCGATGTAGTTGGGGCGCCCGGCTTCGAGCGCGGCCACGGCCTGGCTGCCAGCCGCCGGGTCGAGCGCGGTCGCCGCAGTCATCGGTCCGGCCAGCGCCTGCCGCGGGGTGACCCCGCGCAGCTCGACCACGACGACGGGGAACTTCTTCGTCTTGCCGTCGCGGATCACCTGGCGGGGCTCGATCCGCAGCGTGACCGGCACGAAGCCCTTGCCGTCGGTGCCGGCGAGGACCATGTCGACCATGCCGCCCCATTCGCTGGCGGCGTAGAAGCTGTGGGTCTCGGCCCGCCACAGACCCATGCCGGACAGGTCCGGCAGCATCACGTTGAGGCGGGACGTGGCGGAGCAGACGGTGCCCTTCTTCTGCTGGTGCCAGTCCTCACCGAACTGGCGGGCGCACAGGCACGGCTGCCGGGACAGGAGTTCCGTCTCACCGTCGCAGCGGCGCTTGCAGCCGCCGCCGGTCCACAGCTCGTTGTACTGGTTGAGCGGGTCTCCGGGCGTGATCAGCGCCTCGATCGCGGACGTCTTCGTGATGACCCGCCACTGGCCGATCGTGGAGTTCAGCGGCGTCCACTGCTCGACCTCGCCGCCCCACAGTTCGGCGGCGGTGCGGACGTGCTCCTCGCTGTGAGAGGTGACGACCCAGGTGGCGGAGCGCATGGGCCGGTTGCCGTTGGTGTAGCCAGTGCGGAGTCGGCCGTGCTCGGCGGCACGGCGCTGGATGTTGAGGAGTCGGGAGCCCATCGGTCAGGCTGCCTTTCGGGTCTGCGTCTCGGCTGCCGGGGGCAGCAGGGCGGGGTAGGTGGTCGGGGCGGCGTGCAGCCACTTGGTGGTCTCCAGCGCGCCGCGGAAGGCGCGGAAGGTGCGCCGGTTGCCGGGCATGGGGACGAGGGCGTGGGAGCGCTGGCGGAGGTTGAGGACGCCGGTGCGCTGGATCGGGGGCACCTGGCCGTCGGTGTCGTCCGGCAGGAGGACGTTTTCGGCGTAGCGGAGCGCGGCCAACTGCATGGCGTTCTCCGGGTACACCGAGGAGGCCGGGCGGGTGGCGCTGGTCTTGTAGTCGAGGAGCCAGAGCTGCTTGGCTCGCTGGCCCTTGATGCGGCGCCACCCGGTGCGGAGCAGGATCATCACGTCGCCGGTGCCGGCGTATCCGAGACGCCGGTGCACGAACGTGATCTCGGCGGCGACGATGTCCTGCTCAAGGTCGACGCCCCAGCGCTCCCAGAACAGGGTGAGCTGGCGGGCGTAGGGGTCGACTTCGGGGTCGGCGGCGAACGGGGCGAGCAGGGCCATCTTTTCGGCGCGGTTGTGGATGCGGGTGCCGAGGTCGGCGGCCTTGTCGCGGGCGGCTACGTGGACGGCCTTGATGTCCTTCAGGAGCTGCTCGCGGTCGTGGGCGGCGCGGCGGGCGACGTCGATGCGGTTGTTGACGCAGTATTCGGCGGTGAGCTTGACGGCCCACGGGACGAGCGCGAACTTGGCGACGCCCGCGGAGAGGACGTTCGTCACGGAGACGAGGTCGGGGCCGCCGGCCGGGTCGCGGTAGTAGCGCCCGTGGTCGGTGGCAAAGGCGTGGCGGGGGTCGGTCACGCGACACCCTCCAGCGGCATCGGGCGGGCGCACGCCTCGCACTGGCCGGAGGGGACGATCGGGCCGTCGTCCTGCTTGCAGCGGGTGCACCGGCCGGCTGCGATGTCCTGCAGCCGCTCGACGCCGTGCGGGTCGTAATGGATGGCGGTGACGGCGGCCACGTACTCGGGGAACCCGGCGGCGAGTCGACCGAGGTTGGACTGGTCGGCCATGGCCATGGTGACGAGCAGCTGCTCGGTGAAGCTGCCGGGCTGGTAGCCGCCGTCGCGGCCGTAGTGGAAGAGGACGTGTGCGGCGACGTCCGGCGGAATGGTGGGGCTGTTGTGGCTCATGTGAGGCTCCTGAAGGGTGTGCTGAGGGAGGGCCGCCAGCCCCGACGGGGGGATGGGCGGGGCTGGCGGCCCCGGGGTGCCGCGGAGCGCGAGGGGGATGAACGCTCACACGGCGGACTGTGTGGTTGTTCGCCGGCCGGGCGGGGCGGTGGTCACCGCCGGGCCGGCGGGTCAGGGTTGGCCCGGGTCGAGGACCGGGCCAAGGAGTCCGGCTGCGGCGGCATCCGGGAGGTGCAGCACGGGGATCGGTTGGGTCGCCTGGTCCTCGATGGCGCTGTTGTCGCGGTGCATCGGCGGGACGGTGACCCGGGTCGCGTTGGCCTCCGCAGCGAGCTGCGGAGCGAACTTCAGCTTCAGCGCGGCCAGTTCCTCGGCGAGGCCGTCGCGTTCGGCGGCCAGGTCGTCCTTGTCCGCCTGTAGCTGGACGACAAGCTCTTCGGCCTCTGCCTGCTTGGCGTGGGCGTCGGCCAAGTCCTGCCGGAGCAGGGCGAAGGCGTCGTCGGCGGCCATGAGTCGGGTGAGCAGGCTCCGGTTTTCGTCCCGCAGCCGGTCCACCTCGTCGACTGCGCGGCGGCGGCCAGTGCCCTTGAGTGCCGGTATGAGGTCGGTGATGGTCACTGGTCGCCTCCGAAGTCGGCGGGGATGTCGGCGTGGCCGGCGAGGATGTCGGCCTTGAGGTTCGGGTCGGTGATCCAGGCGGGCACTCGGCGGGGTGTGATGCCGAGGCCGGACAGGAGGCCGGGCACTATCACCGGCTCGGCGTCGCCCGGCATCGGCGGCAGGTGCAGGGTGGTCACCGGACCGGCTCCTGCGGCTGAGGCGCCTTGTGGACGGTGAAGCTGCCGTCGGGGTGGCGGATGATCCAGTCGCCGAAGAACGCGACGACGTGGTTCGGCCGCTCGCCGACGCGGAGGCCGGTTACGACCAACTCGCCGTCGACGTACTCCCAGTAGCCCTTGGTGAAGACCCACGGCCGCAGGCGGTCGATCTGTCCCGCGACACGGGCGAAGCTGCGCGGGGTCAGCTCCCACGTCTTGCAGCCCGCGGCCTCCGCCTCGACAAGCGGCCGGCAGTGGTCGCACTCGGCACGGACGTCGGTGAGGTTGCCGTGGTTGTCGACGTCGCGGTTGTCGGCGTCGCCGAGGTACTGGCCGCAGCCGTTGCAGGCGCGCTTCAGGCGGATGGTGGTGACCTTCCGGCCTTCGGCGTTGATCTCGACGCGGTCCGGGGTGTTGGTGCGGGGCGTTGCGGTCACGACTTCGCCTCCAGTTGCGGCCGGCGGGTGTAGTCGAGGAGGGGCTCGACCCAGTGCCGCATCTCGGTGCGTTCGCCGTCGGTGGCGGCGCCGGTGGGCCAGTCGGGGTGGTCGACCAGCCAGGCCGCCCGGGCAAGGATGGCGGCGATCTGCTGCTCGGCCAGCAGGTGCTTGGCCTCGGCCTCCACGACCGGCAGCGGCACGTCCACACGGGACAGATCGACGGTCATGCCGCCACCTGCTTCCGGGCCGCGTCGTACTGGGCGATGCCCCAGGAAGCCGCGTGGCACTGGTAGACGAAGTGGTAGTTCAGCTTGTGGATCGACCAGTCACTGACGTCCGAGAAGGCGAAGCCGCCCATCTCCCGCACCGTGACCTTGTGCTCGCCGTCCAGCCGGTTGACGGGGTGCTTGTAGAACTCCCAGGTATAGGCGGCGCTCCGGTCGTCGTGATCCTTGGATGCTCCGCAGGAGCACTCGGAGCGGTACGTCACGCCGTGCTCGAAGTCGTAGACCAGCTGCATGGCCATGTCCTTGCTGTGCAGCCAGTCGCTCTCGAGGATCTGCTCGCGGACCGCAGCCCGCAGGCCACGCGGCGCACCCGCCTTGACCGCCTCCGCGACCTCGTCCTTGACCTGCTTCACGAGGCGGTCCTTGTCGTACTCGCGGACCGAGTCGCGGCCGTTGACCAGCTTCGACGCCCAGGACGCCGGCTCGACGCGGATGCCGCGCAGCCAGTCGAACATGTCCTCGGTGTCGGCGCCGTGCCGCTGGAAGTGGAAGGAGCCGTGCGAGCCGGCGACGAGCAGGTTGTACGGCCACGTCACCAGGACGAGGCTGTTCATGCTCTTTGGGGCGGCGAACTGGATGTGGCGGAACAGGCCGTCTTCGCGCTGCGAGTAGATGGTCGCCTTGGCGAAGTCGCGGTGGAAGTGCTGGGCGATCGTGGCGTAGTCGCTCATGCCAGGCTCCTCAGGTGGGAGCCCATGCGCTCCGGGTTGGACGAGATGGTCTTGTCGGCGCGGCGGTGCAGCGCGATGACGTCCTCGCGGTCCCCCATGTCCTCGACGGACAGCGGGTCGCAGGGGCCGTCCAGCTCCAGGCGGGCCGCCCGCATCTCCTTCTCGGCCTGGCGGACGTGGGCCGGCATGTTGCGGACCATGAAGTCGCGCACCCGATCCGGCAGCGGCTCGTACACGTGCGGCGGGGTCTTCGGCATCAAGGTGCTCATCGGGCACCGCCCTGCGGCTTCGGGGCGGTACGGAGGACGGGCGCGGCTTGGCGGGCGCGGGCCTGGGCGTTGAAGTGGTCGATCGCGCGGACCTTCTGCTCCGGCGTCAGCACGGCCGGGCGCGGCTTCGGCATCGGCCGGGGAGTCTGGGATGATGGCATGGATCTGCCCTTCTTCTTCACGGTGGTTGGGGTGGATCTGAGGTCGTCCCGTTCGCCCGGGGCGGCCTCTTTACATGCCGCGTCAGGCGGCGGCGCGGGCCGGCTGGCGTGAGATGCGCGGCTCGGCCGGGCGGGACTCGCGGGCTCGGTCCGGGTCCGGGTCGGCGCCCGTCTCGGCCTTGAACCAGGCGTCGAGCTCGGTGATCTTGTAGGCGAGCTTGCGGCCGATGGGGGTGGCGGCCGGCCCCTTGCCGAGGTGCCGGTAGTTCCAGAGCGTCTTGACGCTGAGGCCGATTCGGCGGGCTGCTTCGGGGGTCCAGAGGTAGCCGGGGGGCGGGGGTGTGGGGACCTTCGAGGGCCTGGGCACTTCCTCTCCTTCCTGTGTGGGGGTGAAGCTCGTGTCTGCGTGTCCCTACTTTGGGGACGAGGGCGGCATGAAAAGCACGAGCACGGCGACACCGAGGGCCTCCGCGACTGCGTGGGCGTCGTTGACCCCGAGATGGGCGAGGTCTCCGGTGAGCAGGCGCCCTATCTGAGAGCGGGATACGCCGCTTGCGTCCGCGAGGTCGCGGACGGTGTACGGCACTCCCCGACCTGGCGCTTCCATGATCTTTTTGAAGGTGTCCAGGTCTCTCAGGGTGTAGCGCACGTTCAATGGATTCCCCCCGTTTGCGAGGTGCCTTTCACTGCCCTTGAGTTAACTCCGTTCGGGACGACCTGTCAACAGAACGGGGACGCAGACCACCGAGTATCGGCAAAGTTGTTGGCCGGATAGCATTGATCTATGGACGGACTGTCCCGGATCCGGAATGGTTGTAGGGACTGACCTGGTAGTTTTCCCGCGCTAACAGAGACCTCTAGAGACAGCCGGTGTGACAGTGACGCGAGAGGAAGACGAGATGAAGGCAGCGGCCACCGCCCCTGACCAAGGCGCGGCCGCGCCCACCCCTGCGGGCGCACTCTCACAGCTCATCCGCGAGGTCAACGAAAGTGGCGTGACCTACCAGGAGATGGCCGATCGCGGCGTCACGCCCGACGGCAGCAAGCTCCCGAAGCAGTGGTACCAGAAGCTGGTCAAGACCCCGCCCGTCAACCCGCCTTCCGTCGACCAGATGCGCGCCATCGCCTCAGCCACGAGCGTGCCGTTCCGTCGGATCCAGGAGGCCGCTGCCGCGCAGTGGCTGATGTATGAGGCGACCGAGCTAGCCGGCTACGGAGACACCGTTCGCATCATCGTGAGCCACCTGGTCGGCATGCCCGATTCGGAGAAGCGGAAGTGGCAGGCGATGATCGAGGCCGCCGAGAGGGCGCGCCGCGCGGAAGACGAGTAGCAACAGGCATGCGCCTTCCGTCAGCCGATCACGAATGTCCTATGTAGATGCCCCTTCAACGGATTGTGTGATCACCTCACGCGACGTACCCTTCACCAACAGTGCACATTCGGCCATCCTGGCTCATGTCCACCGTTGCACTCGGGGAGGGTCATGCTGCACGTCACCTACGAGGCCGCCGACGACCTAGCGCCGGGAAGACTCGCCACGATCGAGGAAGACCGTGGCGAACTTCTGATCAGGCTCGACAAGACGCAGCCGCTCAAGCGCGTCATACGGCAACTGAATGTGGAGTGGGCTCAGTTCCTCTCCCGTTCCGACTGGTTCCAGCTGTGGGGCAAGGAGATCGTCTCCCGCCACACCCCAGGCCGGCCCCTGCGGGTGGAGTTCATCCTGGTCCCCGGGTTCTCCAAGAGCATCGCGATAGGCGAGGACCGGGGTGTCGTTCCCGTCTACGTTGCGGCCGGGATGACGACCGCTCAGTTCGCGGCATCGATGAACCCCGCCGTGCAGGACTTCCTCGACAGAGGGCGCTGGTTCCAGTTCTTCGCTGGTGAGATCATCGATCACAGCCCGGAGCCGATGAGCCGGGTCTGACCGAACGGGAGCGGCGGTGGCGGGATATGTCGAGGACCGCTGGTACACGAAGAAGCCCGACCCGGCGACCGGCAAGAGGCGCAAGACGTCCCGCTACGGGCAGGGCAAGCGGTGGAGGGTGGCCGGCATCCCCGGCGTCCGCGACCGCAGCTTCGAGCGTGAGGCAGACGCCAAGGCCTGGCTGAAGGAGTCCGCGACGGACTCCAGCCGCGGCACCTTCTACGACCCGCGAGACGGCGAGATGACGCTGCGGGAGTACGTGGAAGAGCACTGGTGGCCCAACCTGCGGAAGCAGCCGGGCACGAAGCAGTCGATGAAGCCGCGGATCTTCAACCACATCCTGCCGCACGTGGGTCACCTGTCGCTCAACAGGATCGGACATGACGAGATCCTGGCGTGGCAGACGAAGGCCGAGCGGTCGATCGACGTATCGACGCTGGCGACGACGTGGCGGCACTTCTCGTCCATCATGCAGGCCGCCCACAAGGCGAAGCGGATCCCCGCGAACCCGTTCCGCGACGAGGACTTGAAGGCGCCCGCGGTGCCGAAGTCGAAGGCGAAGGCCTGGACGCCGGAGAGGGTCATCGCGGTACGGAAGGCGTTGCCGGACCGGTACCGGATCCTGCTCGACCTCGGCATCGGGGCCGGGCTGCGGCAGGGTGAGGCGTTCGGGTTCTCGCCGGATGACATCGACGGCGACGAGATCAGCGTGGTGCGGCAGGTGGTCCGCATCAACTCGCGGCTCGGGTTCGCCCCGCCGAAGGGCAACAAGGAGCGGACGGCGCCGTGTCCTCCTGCTCTGGCCCGGGCGGTGAAGGAGTACGCGAATCTCTTCCCGACGGTCGAGGTGACGCTGCCCTGGGTGGACCCGGACCGGCCGAACCTGGCGTGGGAGGAACGGCCGCTGAGGACGGTGCGGCTGCTGGTGACGACGATCCGCACCGCGGGGAAGAGCGGCGGCGCCATGAACCGAACCTACTTCGACGACCGCATCTGGAAGCCGGCACTGGCGGAGGCTGGCGTGATTCCGCAGCCGAAGGTCGAGGTGGTGGGCCAGCGTCCAGGCAGGGGCCCGGTGCGCAGGGTGAAGTGGGCGATGCCGCGCGAGGAGGGCTTCCACGTCACCCGGCACACGTTCGCGTCGATCGTGCTGCAGGCAGGCGAGACGGTGACGCAGCTGGCGGCGTGGCTTGGGCACAGCGATCCGGCGTTCACGCTGCGGACCTACGTGCACTTCATGCCGAAGTCGGGGAGCAAGGGGATGGCGGCGCTCGGCGAGTGGGTGGCCCCTGGTGCAGTGGGTGCGGCTGAGCTCTCGGCGGCTTCTGGATCTCCCCAGATTCTCCCCAGCGCAAGATCATCTGTGGAATCTGGTGACGTTCCAGCAGGTCAGTGACCTGAGCGGCAGACGAGTCGGGCTGTACGCCGGGTTCTGTTCCCCGGTGTCCTCGCACCAGCGGCGGATCCCCAATCCTCCCCCTGATCAGGCATCTTTCAAATCCTTTGAGTGCCCGTGACTGCCTTTGGCTTTAGTTTCTGGCACTCCCCGACCGCCCCCCAGCGTCCTCCGCTCCCCAGATTCTCCCCAGAAACCAGCCGCTGAACTGGGCCGGGACAGGTCATCCCGCCCCCTCCGCCGAGTGTCCCGGCCGACACTCAGCCTTCTGTCGGGCCGCAGCTTCCCGCCGCGCATCCTTCATGAGGAGGACGCACTCCTCGCAGGCACGGACCTCGTGGGCGCGATGGTCGCGCGGGTGGAGCACTTTTACGAGAGCCGTCGGCACCTCCCCCTTGGCCGGGTGCCGAAAACAGATGCCCATTGCCCAGTCGTAGAGATCGAGGATCTGCCGCTGGTCCATCTGTCGTCTCCTGTTGACGTCTCTACGGGGCGCGAGGGGGCGTCGTTCGGGTGCCCGGCTTGTGGGGCCGGATGCGGGCTGGCCTGAGGGTTCACCCTTTCGGGCGAACACCCGTTCGAATCATGGACACTACAGTCAGCCCTACGGCATATGCCAGACCGCAGGGCCTCCCGGTTGGACTTCCAAACCCTCTACGCGGAGAGGCGGCCCGTCCGTCGCTCGGATTCCATGATCACAAGATGCCGCAAAACTGCTGCTGACTTATGATCATGGTCCGTAAACGGTTGGTCGGGTGCCAGCCGCCGATCACCCGCAGTGGATCCTCGACGCCCGACGGGCCGTCGGCGACCGCATCCGCGTCCGGCGGCTGCACCAGAACATGACCCAGGAGTCCCTGGCATACGCGGCCGGCCTGGACCGGTCGACCATCCAGCGCATGGAAGCCGGCCAGGAGATGAAGTTGAGCCATCTCCTGCTGGTCGCCCACGCCTTGAGGGTGCACGTGACCGACCTCCTTCACGGATGACGCCTGTAGCGGCCACTGACCGTGAGTCAACACCACGTACCACCAGTAGTGGAACCCCGCACTCTCATTTATCTGCACGACTTCCACACAGCACACACCTGCACGTAACCGCGCGCGCATGCTACGGCCAGGACATACCCCGGCACAGCAGACCGACAGGTCAGAACCGGGCGCGCCGCTCGGCCGCGAGCGCGGCGTAGGCCTCGTCACACCGATCGCCGTGGATCTTCAGTAACTCGCCAGCCGTCGCGCACCGCCCGCTGCCCCTCTCGCGGCACAGGTCGCAGCTGCCGGTGTGGCGCTGGTAGGCGATCCACGCCTTCTGTGGCGGGCTGAGCTCCGACACGCCTGGGTCCGCGGCTGGGTCGTCGGGTCTACTCTCGCCCATGTCGACGCTCCGATCGTCGGCTGCCCTCGGGGCTGCCTGTCCGCGGCCTCGGGGGCGTCTTGCGCCGCAGGTCTACTGCGGTCTACCGCACTGTACTGCGGTCGCGCGGTGAACTGCAGGTACCTACGGTCAACCGTGTGAGCGTTGATCTTGACCGGACTCGGCCCGTGTGGCGGCAGATCGCCGCGGTCATCGTCGGCCGCATCGAGGACGGCACCTACCCGCCCGACACGAGGGTGCCGTCCGTGGTGGAGCTGTCGGCCGAGTTCGGCGTCGCCGCGTCTACGGCCCAGAAGGTACTGGCCCACCTGAAGACAGAGGGCCTGGTACGCGCCGAGGTCGGGCTCGGCACGTTCGTCGCGGACCGTCGGCCCGAAAAGTAACCGACCCCGAGGCGCGGCCTCGGGGTGGACTGAAAGCGTAGCCCACTGTCAGACCGGGCCTCTAGGCTTGCCGCATGTCCATCACTCCCCCGCACACGGGCTTCGCGCGGCCTGCCGCCGTGGTGAACCAGGACATCCGTGCGTTGATGTTGCGGGCTGGTGGCCGGCTGCGGCCAGAGGACCGGGCGACCTATCACCGGCTGGTCGAGGAGTGGCACCAGGCGACCGCGCGGGAGCGGGCGCTCGAGGACGTGGTGGCCGCCGCTTAGGATCCTCGGGTGGCACACACCTTCGAAGATCTCGTGCAGATGGAACGTTCCGCCGAGGCGGCGCACGCCCGGCTCGCCGACCCCGAAGTCGACCCCGCCGAGGCGCGGCAGGCCTGGATCGAAGCCGCCGCCGCATTCCAGGCCGCGGTCACCGAGCATGCCGAGGCCGAAGGCGCCGTGCGGTACGAGGTGGAGATGGCCGCGAAGAAGGCCGTCCGGCACCCGGAGCCTGAGCCGACTGCAGCCTGATATCCGTTGATGCGTCCCCCACCCACCGGGCCCGGAGCTACGATCCGAGCCTCGCACCAACCTGGGGGGACGCTATGAGTCGAAAGCTCACCATCACAATCGGCGCCGCCGTGCTCGCTGTCGTCGTGACCGTCACCGTCTGGCTTGCTACCCGGACGTCGTATGACGACGTCGTGAAGGGCTGCCAGAAGGCGCTCGCCGCACAGTACAAGGCTGACGGCAAAGGCAAGCCGGCCGCTTGCAAGGACGTGAAGAAGGGCGACTACGACGCGCTCGTCCTGCAGGCCGCCATGGGGCATCTGGGCTGGACGGACAAGGACGGCAACTTCGACGAGAACAAGATGCTCGACGACGCGACCGACCAGCCGTAAGCCGCAACGCCCCGCCCGGGGCATCACGCCGGGCGGGGCGTTATTCGAGTGTGCCCAAGACTGGGACAGGAACCACGGTAGCGGCCACCGCTGACAGCCCGGCTACGGCCAGTCGGCCAGCTGCTCGCCGGTCTCCTCGTCGGTGAGGGTGACTCGCGGCTCGGGCATGCTGCCGACCGCGCCGACCCAGCTGACGAACTTCCTGCGCGCGGTCTCCTCGCTCGCCCACCAGCCGTGCTGTACCGGCTGCCCTTCGGAGGTGAGGAGCAGGTGGTAGCGGCCGGGGTCATTCATGGGGCTCATCGTGCCAGCCGTCCTCGTCCGTCCATAGCCGCAGCCCCGCGCCCCGCCCGGCGACCGCCTGGCGCAGGTCGGCGAGGACCCCCTCGATCGTGGCCGGCCCCGTCCACTGCGGCATCGCCGCCAGTGAGTGGTCCCGGCACAGGTCCACCCAGCGCGGGCCGTGCCCCGGGAAGGGGATGGATCGGGAGGTGCGGCAGTCCTCCGTCTTCCCGCAGGCCGAGCACGGCTTCTCCAGGTGCAGGGCGTAGCGGGCCGCAGTCTGCGCGCGGGACGGCTCGGCCGGCGCGGGATCCAGGCGGGCCGGATCCACGGCGTAGCTGGCGAGCAGCTCGTCGACCGTCATGCGTGCGATGTCCACCTGATCCCTCTGCCCGTCGCGCTGCGGGGACAGACTAGCGCCTAGAATCGAACACGTGAACGACCCCGCTCCCTCGCGCCTTGACCTGCTGCGCTTCCTCGAACGCGTCCAGGAGCAGGACCTGGCGCGCACCCGCCGCTGGATCGCCGACGAAGAACGCAAGCAGCAGGAGCGGCAGCAAGGCGAGCAGGCCCGGCCGGCGCCCCCGGACTGGGTGCTGGAGCTCGGGCTCAACCGGGACTCGGCGCCCGTGTACGTGCATGAGGGCAGCTGTTGGAACGCCGGGAAGCGCAGCAAGGGCGTCGACCGGAGCACCGCGCTGCGGGCGCTCGCCGAGGGCGTGGCCGCCTGCCCGCACTGCCGGCCAGACAGCGAGCTCGGATACCTCGAATAGCCGCCATGCAGCATCGGAATGATCGCCCGGTCGTTTTCCTGGCGTGACCAAGCCGTTCTGTATTCAGTGCGCCGAGGAGAGACTGGGGCCAGCCGCGATGGAAGCTGCTCGCCGGATCGGGGCGGAGGCTCCACCGTTCCGGCCCGAGCAGATCGCCTACCTGCGGAACCTCTTCCAATCCGCCCGAGCCTTTAGCGTCAGGAACGAAGAGCCAGCGAAGTCCTGCGGGCATCCCCCGCCATAGAAGCGCCCGCCAGGACGGGGGTACCTGGCGGGCGCTGCGCCCAGTGTGGCACGGGGCGGTCAGGCTTCGCCCTCGTCGGCCTCCAGCATGGTCTGCTGCTCTGCGATGAGCTCGTCGAACACGTTGCCGGTCACGCCGAAACCCCCCTCGCTTCGTCGTAGTCGCGGAGGGCCTGTGAGATGGCGCCGATGCTGGGGTTCTTGCCCTTGTTCTTGCCGTCCGTGATCCGAAGGTGGGGCTGAATCTGCTTGAGGCTGTAGCCCTTCACGCGCAAGGCGACGGCCTGGACGACGAGAGGTTCGGTCATGACGGGCCGTCGTCCACCCACCCGCCCCCTGGCGCGCGCGGCCTCGAGGCCATCCTTCGTCTTCTTCACGATGTCGCGACGCCGTTCAGAAGCGAGGACCAGCGCAAGCTCCAGGAGGAGGTTCATCTCCTTGTGCTCGCCAGCGCCGACGCCCGTCAGGACTTTGACGGCGATGTTCCTCTCGAAGAGCTCGGCGAGAGTCATGAGGCCGGTGAGGGTGTCGCGGCCGAGCCGGTCGACTTCCTGGACGCAGAGCATGTCCCCGTCGCGGAGGTAGTCGAGGGCGGCGCTGAGCCCGGGGCGCTCTGCGACGGCGAGTTTGCCGGAGACCTTCTCTTCGAAGACCTTGACGCAGATGGGGTCGAGGGCGTCATGTTGCCGGTCGACGTTCTGCTTGTCGGTGGATACGCGGACGAGTCCGACCAGCGCCATGCAGCCTCATTTCATCTAAGGGGTGTGGGTGCCTAGTTGAACGCTAGCAGTTGATGAACCCTTTGATGAAAGACTTGGAGGGAACTACGCCTGAACTACGCCTCATGGCGGTCTGTTTCATCTATCGACCGATTGATGAACAGGTCGCTTGACGTCGTGGCTAGCCTTCGAGCATGAACAAACACTTTGGGGACGCGATCCTCTGCTTGGACGACGGTCGCATGTTGGGCGTGGTCGCCGACCTCAGCAAGA